GTATGTGCTGGAGCTATATCTGTAATTAACGATAGACGTGATAAAGAATATCATTGTGTTATCGAAGGTAATACTAATAACTATGGTGAATTGACTGGATTATATTTAGCTATCAAATTAGCAGCTGAATATAAAGATGAGTACACTGAATTCAATATCTATTCTGATAGCAATATTTCAGTTATGGGATTAAAAGAATGGATATATAATTGGATAACTCATATGGATGAGAATGGTACAATGTATACTGGAGCTGGTGGAGTAGTAGCCAATCAGACAATTATCAAATCTATAATTGATTTTATAATCAATACATTTGATCCAGAAGTTCATCGGATCAATATCTTACATTGTAAAGGTCATGTAAATATTAATTCAGTCTTTAGTTTGAATAATGCATATGAATGTCTTGCTAGAAACTTTAGATTAGTTCCAGATCATCTAGTTGACTTAATTCCATATATCCAAAAGTGGAATAATTATATTGATGAATCTACTAGAGCATCATTGATTAGAATGCAGCATGGTGTAATTTATAAACCTGATGAAGGTAAATATACACCAGCATTGTTTGATGAGAGATTAATCTATCCTATCTATTTTAAGATAGTTAGAAATAAACTATAGGAGAGAATATAATGGAAAAACGTAAAATCTTATTATTTGTAAAAACAAGAAACTCTAAACGTAACCATGAGATTGAAGGTTATATTAGTGCTGATAGTCCTATGCTAGAGGCAAAAGGATTCTTCAACTACTTTGATGAAGAAGAGAATATTCATATCATCCCAGCAGAGAATATTGAATACTTTGCATTATCTTATAGTCTAGTAGAGTATGCAGAGATGGAAGGATTTACAGATAGTAAAGCATCTACTAATCTTATCAATAACACATACACTCTAGATACTAACCAAGATAAAGTAATGGATATCGAAGATTGTTTCTCTGTAGCTAAAGGTACTAAGTATATTGCATTTGATACATTTGGCACTGAAGTAGTTAATCGTATCTTTGTACCAATTTCTTCTGTTAAAGATATTACTATTCGTGATAATGAAGCACCTACACGATATAAAGCAAGCTTATTATTTGACCCAACTGTTCTTTTAGCTGCAGTTGGTGAAGGTAATGATCATCGTGTATTAGATATCTTTAAGAATCTTAAACCTACAGGTATTACTGAAGCTGAAGTAGTTCAATTATACCAAGCAGGTTTCTATGATTTGACTATTCTTCCAGAAGGAATTGCTAATGGATTAGATGTATATATTAATCATTCTGAAGAAATTGATGATAACGATGAAGGTAACATCATTCGTTTCCATAAAGATGCTGATGGTTTCTTTACAGCACCTGAAGGGGCTCTTGAACCTGTGAAAGAGGATACTGAGGAAGTACAAACACCTAGCGATAATGTATATGAAACCATTGAAGGTGATATCGTAGATCTAGGTACAGAATCTGATAATATGGAAACTTGTCAACCAGAAGAACCTGACTTCTCTGAAAACTTAGCTGAATCCCATCCAGATGCATATGCTGAAGTACAAGAAGAATTCAAACGTGATCTTAATAGACTTAAAGCATTTAGTAAGTATCGTTTACAACAAGAGTTAGCTAATGATCACTTGATTAAAGCTAATAATCCTAACTATACTTCTACATTACTAGATATTGAAGAAGCATATTATGATATCTTAAAATCTACTGGTACGGATATTACTAAAGATAGCCATTCATTTAAAGAAAATCTAGTTGATTATATTAGAAGCATGTAATATTTACCTCCCTAGGATCATAGTAATCCTAGGGAGGAATATGCTCTCTTTAATTTTTTATATGGGCATATATTATTATGGTGATCTACATATTTCGATTTAAAAAGGAGGTACCCATATGGATATCATTAATTTCGTAGATGAATTCGGCGTACCCCATTGCGTCGAAGTAGAGCAAAGTTCAAAAGAAGAGTATGATAGATTTGGAGGTTCCGAAATCACATTATCAACTAACACATTTTACGATGAAACACAATTAGACAGAGGAGAAGAAATTATGTTGAAACTAAACCCTGGCGTTATCTATGACGCAAACGAAAAACCTTTTATCTTAACAAGTGGTGGTCTTGCACTACCTATTAGTGCTGAAACTGAAGTAGAACTTCACAAATGGGAATATGAAAGAGTAGCAGCTTATATTGAAGAGAAAGCTGCAATCATTCAAGAACGTGCTATGAAAATCTTCAAAGAAGATATTGAACCTGCTCATGAACAAATGATGGCTGAGAAACATCACCACCAATGTGGTTGTGGATGTAACCATGATCATAAACCTAATAATGGTTATTTTGGTGATCTTATTGCTAAGCATACTGGAACTGGTAAACCTGAAGAGAAACCATATGACCCAGTAGCTGATAATAAGATTCGTAAACCTAAACCAAAACCTTATAGTGGAATCTTTGGTCGTTATGTAAATGGAGATGCTCCTAACCCAATTAAAGAGGTTATAGCTCCTGAACATCATCAAGACTTCACTAGTAGCTTAAGATATTACATTGATCCAAATGGTGTAGTATATGTCCATCATACTAAGACTGGTGCAACTGATATTGCAGATGCTGGAGAGATTGATGTATTATATCGTCACTGTCCACAATTTAAAGTAGAGTATGATAATATGGTTAGAAGTCGTGTAGGTCAACCAATCTACACAGGTAATCCTATTCAAGATATGATGAATGGTATGGGAGGATTCGCTAGATGATAAAGACAGATAGCTCTGGACAAGTAGTCGGATTTAGCTTATCCGATCTAAATAATCCAGAAGCGATGGATATCATCCGTGGTAAGATTAAAGCATCTGAAAGTAGAATTCGTAATGAGTTCATGGCTCAGACTTTATCTTTACGGAATGAATATATCAACCGCTTAAATAATATTGTATGTGGTGTACACATTAGACCAGTTCCATGGAATGAATCTACTGATGAGAATGAAATCCATGAGTTCTTGAAAACACATCCTGAGTATCAATTAGATTATAATCTAGAATTGTATGAAGAAAAGATGCTTAGTATGGGACTAGATCCTACTGAAGGAATGTTTAGACAATTCCCTCCTGGGACTGCAGTTCTATCTTCTGGTGTAGGAAGACATCTTGCTTATATGGAGCAACTTAAAGATCAAGAAGGTCTTAATATTCCAGACTTAGAAAACTTCATGGTTGGTGTAACTAAAGATGCTGATCCAGAAATAGATACAACAACAGATGAAGAACTAAATCAAATGGTACAAAATACATATATGGCTGACCAATATCAAATGCAAGCAGCTATTGGATTACCTCCAATGCTTCCAAATGGTCAGTATAACTTAGATGCATTAAATGTACCTTTCGGTTATACAATTCCTTTGATGGAAGTTCCTAAAAGAATTTATGACCTAACTAACTTGCAACCTCCAAGAGATATCTCTGCGGAAATGCAAGACCAATCTATCCCTTACGAAGAAAGATTGGCTACTTATAATGCGATGGTTAAATATACTAACGAATATAATGAATACATTAAAGGTGCTTGGTTTGAAGAAAACAAACAATCCATCTATAATGAGATTCGTGCTCTTATTGACCAACGTAATACAATTCTCTGCTCTCAATGGACTTACATGCAACCGCAAGTAAGAGCTAGCTGGGAAAGAGAAATCAATAATATTAATAATCGTATTCAAGAACTTCAACAAAACATACCTAACCATCCAATGGATGACTTCTATAGATATGAACAACAAATCCTTGAATACAACTATCAAGTTCAAAAGTATAATACTAATAAGCTCAAGTATGAGCATTATAAGTATGAGCAATCTGTAAAGAATAATCCTAATATGGTTACATTCATTACAGCTGAAGAACTTCATGCAAATGGCTGTTACTTTGATAGTAAAGTCAAAGAATGGGTAGACCGTACAGGTCGTCCATTAAATCCAGAGCATGCTCGTATATGGGACGAAATGAATAGAATTAAGTCTCAAATGGAGATTAATGCCGAAGCTAAACAACGTCGTGATGAATATACAGAGCAAATGTTTATGGTTAATAGTATGATCAGAGATTGCTTTAATCATTTAGGATATACAGTCGAAGAGGCTAATGAAGTTGTTGATAGCGATCCATTTGGTATGATGCATGACTTGAATTATAATCCATACTATCAAACAGATGGTACATGGAATAGTTTTGTTAAACGTACAAGTCCTCAAATGGGTGGTAATGCTTATGACCCAGTAGCAGATAAAGATGTTAATGACTTGACTCCTGAAGAGTTTGAAGCATATACTAAGCGAGCTGAAACGTTAGCTAGAAATGCTAGAGCTGCTAATGTAGTTCCAATGTCTGAACAACAAATTCTTTATATGCAATCTCGTAGAGGTGCAGTAGGTCCTAATGGAACGATCCGTGTTTATAGTATGAGATCTCCATTCACTGCTAAACTTCAAGAGATTAACGAACGTCGTAAACCAGGTGAGCATAAAGGCTTGATGAATATGTTTGATACATACTCTGAAGCAATGCCAGCCTATAACTATTCTTTAACTCATGTACGTCCTAGAGATTTGAGTGGATTCTATGATCATGGTCAATTCAATGATGCTATTGAAAACTATGCTCATAAAACTCGAATCAGTAGAACTAGTGACTTACTTAATGAGTTAGATGATAATGCAGCTTTTGCTGATGCCATGAATAATGGTATTCTTGGATTATCTTTACCTGATGAAATGGGATACAACTACAATAGACGTAGAGTAGCTTTTGATAACTCTATCTTAGAGCAAATGGAAGCAACTAATAAACCATTCCCTGAAGGTGCTAGAATTAAAGATCCAGAAACTGAAACTTATGATGATAGACCATTGAAAGAAATTCAGAAGGAAGTATATGGTAAAGCTATGGATAGAGCGGCTAGACTTAAACAATACTTCGCTCCTGAATTAGGAGGTACATGGGATGCAACTGCAGTCAACGATAATTGATGATCTGACTGGCAACTTGGATAACTCCAAAATCAATAGTAGGTTATATCATGATGCGGATATCTACCAAAGTATGAATACATTCACTACATTGGAGGAGTTATTCGAATCTATTGAAGGTCCTTGCGTATATGACTTCTTTAACGATGATGAATTAGCATTGATTAAGAAGATCATCTTTGATCGCAAGGATAAAGCATTCAAGAAGAAGTTCCAGAAGCTAGATGCTATCGTTAAACCAAAAGGGTTTAAGAGATCTGGTTGTGGTACAAACCGTGTTGTTTATGAGCCACTTGATGATAATGCTACATTCTGTATTAAGATAGCATTAGATAAGGCTGGCTCTAAAAACAATCCAGATGAGATCGTAAACCAGAAGTATCTAAAACCATTCGTGGCTAAGTGTTTTGATATTAGCCAAGATGGTAATGTTGGTATATTCGAACGAGTAGTACCAATAGAAAACCTCTATCAAATGTGGTCAGTACGTGAAGACATCTATAGAATAATGGAAACCATTGTTGGTAGATTTATCATAGATGACTTTGGTACTAAAGCATTTAAAAACTGGGGTTTAAGAAAAGGATTTGGTCCAGTGTTACTTGACTATGCAGACATGTATATTCTGGACCCAAAGATTTTATATTGTACTCATACATTGAATCTAGATACAACCGAGCAATGTCGAGGGGAATTAGATTATGATGCTGGGTTCAACAATATTATATGTCTTAAATGTGGCGGTATTCATATGGCATCTGAATTCAAAGATGGTCGTAAGAAGATCGCCTTGTTTACAAGAAAGAGGGAAATAGACATGACTATGAAGATCCAAATTTTCAAAAACGGTGAACTGTATTGGGATAACGATCATGGTGTTTACACTGATGAAGTTAAAGTAAATGATACTGCTGAGAATAAGTTAGACATCACTTCTAAACTAGATCTTGAAGAGATTGATAAGATGAAAGAAAACTTAGCTAAACTAGAAGCTAAGTCTATTGTCAATGAAGAAAAAATTCGTAAGTATTACGAAGATATGCATAGAGAAACTGAAGAGTTTAAGAAAAAGAAAGCTGAAGAATTTCATAAAGAAGAATTGAAGCCTGAATTAGTTATTGAAGTCCCAGCAATTAATCCAGCTCCTCCACGTATCAATAAATACTTCGCACCTAAACCAGAAAGACCTGCTCGTGATCTAGAAAACACTATGCATAATAAGGCTCTGGAGAAGTTATCTGAGGATATGAAAAAATCTCAAAATACAGTTAAGATCAATCCTATTCATATTGAAACTAAGGTATCTGAGCCTGTAAAAATTGATACTGATGATGACATTAAATTAGAAGAGAAACCTGTAGAGGAGAAAGAAGATATGTTATTGACAATTGATCAAATTAAAACTTTAGGTGAATTTATTGCTGAAGCTGCAGCAGATATTGAATCCGTTGTAGGTACTGAAGACGCTTATACTTATAATGAGATCTTAGAGTTAGATAAACAATTCACACGAATCTTAAAAGATCTTGATGATTCTAAAGTAATGACTATTGAAGAACTTCTTCCTGAAGTATTCTATGCTTATATCGATAGTGACATCAAGAAAGATAATGAAGTTCGTGTTGGTGACTTCCGTAAAGCATTAGGCGATGAATTGGCTAATGCTGCTACAATCATTCTAAATATTAAGTTGGACATTGAATCTGAATTCGAAGAAGAAGACGAAGAAGAACAACCTAAAGTTCGCCGTCGTCGTATGTCCACAAGTGATCGTTACTAAGAGGTGATTCTATGAATGGAATTACGTTCACAAATGATCCAACACTAGCTGCACAAGCTAGTGTTGATCCAGGAACGAGAGTGGTTATTGTAACTGAACATGCACCAGCAGTTCTATTACAGAATCCTAATGTAGTTAAGCTTCCAGTATTGCTTCCACCATTCAATGTAGTATCAGTCTATGTAGATTATGGCGAAGATGCATTTAAAGAAGCTTACATGTCTTACTTGAATCAAGTAGATATCATTATGAATATCTTCTTGGTTGGTGCAGCTATGCATAATAAGAATGTAGTAGTTTATACTACAGATGAAGAATGGAGTAAAGATAGTATTCCATTCATGGACGTTCTTATGACAGTATTCGCAGCATCATTACAATTACAGATGACATATAGTGGTCCAAATATGGTATCATTCATTCCATCTGTATTTAGTATTGGATATGCTGTAACTAACTTATTCCAATATGGATATATCAATGAGCAAAGTTATGTAAGATACATGGCTAATACTTCATTTGATAGAAATACAGTTAACTCTTATCTCTTGAGTAAGAATATCAGGCTAGATGATGAAGTTTCTGTAGAGTTACAAGATAAAGCATTCCAAAATATTATGGCAGTTAAGTCTGAAGATCCTGACTTAACTCCTGCATTAATGGGTGATTAGAATGAAGTTTGTATTTTGTACAGAACCGATCTATCAATATTATCGGTCATATTTATATGCAGATGATAAAGATAAGTTGGATAAACAGCTCATGATAGAATATGGAGACTATAAAGACATCTGGGATCTAAAGCAACAACAAGATGCTTTACCAGAGAATATCTTTGTAGCTGAATTAACTGCAAGAGATTATCCAAGAAATCCATGGAATTATGTAAGTCAGCTTATCTCTAAGCTGACTTATCAATATCTTATCGATAGCCCAGATTTTGAAACAATCTTTAGTGAAGTATTGTTTAATCAATCTGAAGTAGAGTTCTATGAATTCTATAAAGCTATCTTTAGATTCTATAATGGTTCTGAAGTATTCATTATTGTAAGCAATAATGAATATTCCGATATGGTTACTCAAATGATGTATAATGTAATTAGAAGAACGTATGGTATACATCCACAGATCATTTATGATATGGATGATGTATATAATATACGTGATGATATAGACTTCTCTCCTCAAGGAGCTCAACTTGCATATTTGCAACGTGCAGCTTATTATAAACTTGAGGCTAAGAAGAACTTTGAACCATTACAGATTTGGTATCCATTTGATATGAATACATATACAAATGCATTGGAGTAAACAATGAGATTTTCATCTATTGATATACTTATAGGTGATACTATCTATAAGTATACATCAGAGAATAAAATGGACTGGTCTTATCATTTAGATAAGATTGAACCAGAAAAGATTTTATATCTCAATGATTACAATCTAGTATTAAATGATATAGACTTAGATGACGATAATCTTAAAGTAGATGAATACGATAACTTTATTAGAGTTGGTGAATTTATATTAATGACAAAACAAGATATGTTTGGAGTGAAGCAAGCTATAGTCGGATTAGATCCACATAATATAGAGCTTCATAAAGACTACTTTATTGCATTGATATTTAAGATAATGAATATGGTTTCCAAAAACAATATTCAGCTTGCTATTGATACTCTAAGAGACTTCTACCGTGATTATGTAAACGGCGAACTCAATATAGAGTATTATAGAGAATTCAACTTACAATCTAAATTTAAAGTATCTGGTATGAACTACATTTATTATATCGATTCAGATCTAGTCGATGTTAGATCATTAGATATTAGCTATAATGAGAAAGTACTAAGATATATATCTTCTCTTATTTGGGGAGTATATGGAAAAGTATAAGTATATCCACTAGGAGTTAAACTCCTAGTGGTTTTCTTTTTTTGTAATAGTGGTATTCTTTGACTGTATATTATTAAGGTGATATAATGATATAGTATTTATTAGTTTAGTCCTTAGGACAGAAAGAGGTATATCATGTTAAAACGTACTCACAAATTTGAACTTTCCAATGTAGAAGCTTCCATTAAGAAATATCCAATGATGTGGATTGGTTTAAGCTTCGTGTCCACATTCTTATTCGTTGTCGATGTAGTTAACACATTAAAGAAAGAAGGTAAATAATATGTATATAGTTAAAGACCAATTTGGATACACAATAGGAGTTTGCAACAGCTTTGATAATGCTATTGAAGTAGCACGAAACTTTACTTCTAAAGATCCATATGTAGGTAAATCTGCATATGTATTAGAAGGTGGAGTTGATGTATTCCGTACAACAGTATCCGATATCGAAGATTAAAATAATAAGGAGGATGGGAATATTCCCATCCTCCAAAGTTATTTATTTTTTTTACTTGTAGCACCATTATTATTGATTGCTGTATATGCAGTGACTGCTAGGAAGATCTTCTTAGCAATCAAGTCAGGAATAATATCTTCTTTATAGAAGAGTCTAAGTTTATTAAGTAGATTAATGGATATACGTCCACTTACACTTTCCATAACAAAGTTACGGAGTTCTTGTTCAAGTTCAGTATTAATATATTTAGAATCTTGAATATTATTCATAACTGCAAATTCTTGAATAGATTCATTTATAAACGTATCAATAGTCTGTGTCATTTCATCCAATGAAGTAGACATAGACATTTGAATCAAATCTAATTCTCTTTTATTTTTTTCTTTATATGAGTTAGCTATCTTATTAGCAACTTTATAAACTAAGAAGATTATAAGTAGGATAATAAAGTAATTAATACCCAGTACGATTAACTCCATATTCATTTAATACACTCCAATCTTGGACTTTATCTCTGAGTTTTAGGAGTTCACCAGTTTCGGTATCGCCTAAAGAGATAGCATAATTTACATAGTTTATTATTTTGTTTGCCAGCTCAATAGTTATACCATATTTGTATTCTTCTAAGAAAGCCATCCAGTTACCGAAACACATATCTGGATGGATATACATACCATTTGCATTATGATATAGTTGATGTGCAGTCAAAGATAGCATTACAAGTTGTACTTTATTTTCAGTATGAACTTTCTTTAGTAAGTTAACTAAGTCGAAAGTTGTAATATATCCGATAGTATTGATTGTATGCTCAGTTAAGATAACTGCAATATCAAAGATAGTTAGCATGTTATGATGCATTTCAATAGTAGCCATATCTGCATAGATATTGCTATGTAATTGACAGTGATCCATACCAAGATTCATTAGATACCCTTTATAGTGAGTATAAGTTCTAGATTTTCTAAATCTACTAACAGCATTCTTAATAAAGTTTGTATAAACATCTATATCCATTAATGTATATTTAGTTTGATAGAATGGTAACTCAAAAGGTACATATGGAGATCTTAGTACTGGATTCACCGGATCTTTTTTTAATTGTAAATCAGGGAATTCATTCATTTTACTATGCTCCTTTGTAAAATTTGTCTATATCTATATGTTAAGGATAAGCACTTATTAGGGTTACATACTATTAAAGTAAAATCTAAATTCTCTCTGAAAGGAGGAAATTTACAATATGCAAAATCCTAATATGGATAAAGTGTTTACAGAATATCCTTTTGTAGACGTACTCATTTATTATGTAAAAGAATTAGGCATGAAATGTATTGTAAAGTCTGAAACAGAAGCTGTTAAGAATGAGACTGTACGTACAGAATTCATGGGCGACCTATATACTCAATCTGTTGAAGGTACTGCAGATTGGAGATTATATGATTATACGGTGGATATCTTAGCTAGAGCTGGGGTTCCATCTAATTATTTCCAAAAGGCAGTAGAAGATCCTAGCTATATTCCAGAAGATTATAGAGATAAAGCTAGAGATGAAGCTGCAAAAGTATTTATTGCTAACTATGTAGAAGAGAATAACTATTATAGAAAGATTACTGGTTTACCTAACTTAGGTCATGAGGGATTAGTAGTCCCTGAAGATTTAAGAATAGAAAATATCGGTATTGATTATAGAATTCCTCTACATGAGATGGATGATGCTACAATTAGTGAATTAGAAGAACGTGGTATTTGGAATAATGTCTTAGCTAGATATACAGATAATGAATATGATTATCTAAAGTATATTAAATCTAATATCGATATCTATAAAGCTAGAAAAGCAACTGAATTCCAACTCTTATGGTTACCATCTATTGACAACTCTGTAGTTAAAGAGAAGTTTGAACGTAGATTTAATGTAAACCGAGCATTTGCTATTAATACAATCTACTCTGAAGCTCACAGATTTGATAGTAAATATTATGATGCTTGGTTAACTATCTTTATTATCATTCAAACCATGATTGATTTAGTATCTGAAGTTCAAGAGCATATCATTAATCTTGATGTGTTTGATGAACGTTGTGTAAGATATATATTCATGTCTCATGGTGTACCATATTATGATGAAATCCCATTGATCTATCAAGTTAGAATGATGCGGAGACTTCATGAGCTACTTAAATATAAATCAACTGCTAAATGTATGGTAGACATCTGCTCTATCTTTGGCTTTGATGACTTACGTATCTTTAAATACTATCTATTACGTGACCGTAAGGTAGATGAAGATACCGGTGAGTATATATTCAACTACAAAGTTAAGCAGGTATTAGATACAGATCAGAAAGTTAATACTGCTAATGAGACTTTAACTAACTTTGCTAGTAATGGTATTAAGATTCCATTCCCACATGAAAACTTCCTTGATAAAGGCGGTGCAGTCTTTGTTAATGTAGATGGTAAACGTGTATTAGAAGACAAGTATACTATTAGTAAAGACGGTAAACTTAACTTTAAAGATGCTAACTTCCTTAGAGGAAAGTCTAAACTTGAATTCATTTTCTTCTCTAATAATGAATTCAATGATGATATCTCTAACTTAGATGGATATAAGATCGTCACTGAAGTTAGACAATATCCTATCACTGATAATAAACAAAAGAACTTTACCATCGAATACCCTATAAGTGATTTTACAGATATGGGTGGATTAATGTATCTATCTACTGGTGGTACTTTTATTGATCCAAAACGATATACTGTAAATGGTAATAAGATTACTTTTAATGAAGATACAGACTGGGCTAAGATTACTACAGAACGTTTAATGTCTGTAGTATTTATCTACACTCCATTATATCCTATCAAGAGTAAGATAACTGAATACAATTTCAAGACCGTTACTGATACTGCAATCAGTAGCTTTGATGTACCAGAGCCATATTATAACTATATACAATATGGTGGTGAGTTCTTTGCACTATATGGTTCAGTATTACTCCCATCTGATAGATATATGCTTAATGGTAAGAACTTCTCATTCGTATATCCTCAAGATAAAGTAACTAGAAATCGTAGTGTAATTTTCAATAATATCTATACTGAAGGGTTTGATGTAGAGCTAGAAGAGAAATTCTTTACCACTACAGTACAAATCCCTGGTATGCAAGACTATGAAATTGAAGTACCATTCAAAGGATATCAAGAAAGTGAATATCCAATCGAGGTATTCCTTGATGGTAAACCAGTTTATTCTTCTGAATATACATTCTTAAAGAATAAAATCAAAATCCTAGACCAAACTAAAGTATTACGTACTGGTACTGAGATTAAGATTCACTTCATCTATCCTAAGAATAGAGAAAGAATCAAATTAACCTCTGCTCAATTAGAAATCAATCGTATAATGAGTTCATTTAAGATTAACTTCCCATATGAAGGTTATGATTCTAAGAGAAATAAATGGTTAATTACTATTAATGGTGAAATCTTAGATAGATCTAACTTCATCATGAATGGTAATATCTTATCATTTAGAAACTCTAAAGACTATGTAGACAGTAAAGATATAGTTAAAGTATACTTCTTCCAAGATCCACGTAATAACTATACAGTTCATATTACAGAAGATTCTCTTAAAGCTCGTGTAGCCAACCAAAAGGTATTTACAATCAACTATCCATTCTATAATTATGAAAAGTCTGGTAATGGTATGATTGTAACAGTTGGTGGTACTATCATTGATAAGTCAAGATACACTGTATCTGGTACAATGCTAACTTTAGATGACTCTATTAACTTAGAAAAAGGTCGTGAAGTTAGATGTATCTTTATCTATAACTCAATCTATGATAACTTCAATAACTATATTAGAACTGAGTATAATATATATGATCTTAGAAATGGTAAAAGAGTTGTAGATATCCCATATCCTTATGATAACTTCTTAGAGTCTGATAATAATAACCAAATGCAGATTCTTTGTGAAGACGGTACTATATTAGAAGAGAATGTCGATTATGAAATAGTAGACGGTCAAGCATTATTCTCTGATGTAAATAAAATCTTAGAGCATGGTGATACCATTCTATTTACATTCTCCTATGTAAATGCTAAACGTAAAAATATCTTTATCGAAGACCCTACAAAGGATTATGATCTTAAGTTTGTTAAGATTCCTTTGAATGACTCTGCAGATAACTATATACGTGATGAATCTAAGTATATAGATTATGATACATTTACAGAAGATGATTGGTTATGGACTAATGAATTTGATCCATTAGATATTAAAAACCAAATCCTTGAGAAAGAATTCAACTATGCTAGAACTAAATATATCTCTATAGATACAGTTATGTCTATGAGTGACTTATCATTCAAGATTCCATACTTCTTTAACGTATTCTTTGATGATACTAGATTTGAAGATCGTATTAGATTATCAGTTCCTAATATTAGACCTGATAAGACATTCAAGTTATCTTCTATCTTATGCTATCTATTCTCTTTATCCTACTTATACTATAATAAGAAAGATACAATCCAAACAGAGACAGTTCCTATTATGTATATCCAAGGATTCAATTTCGATGCAGACTTAGATTTACTCCGTAGAGATATTGAACGTAAATATGGTTATACTTTAGAAGAATTAAAAGTAGCTGACTTTAAGAAATATAAACCTGGTATATCTATGAAGGGTTTAATGAATATCTTAGAAGAGAATACTAAGATCTACGATGTAGTCGTCAAAGGCATGTATTATGCAGATAATAAACGTATCTATGACGCATATAAAGCTGTATACGATGCATTGCTAATCAAGAAGTTTAGTAATAAATTCTTTAGAGTAAATGGTGACCAAGTTGCTAAGACTTATACTGAATACTTACGATATCAAGATATAGATCTATATAACTCTATTCTTCGTATAAAATCTATTGGTGAAGATCTTCAACGTAAGAAAGCTATTACTAATACAATTATGGATACAGTTAAATATATTGAAGTATTCATGGGATCTGAAGATTATAAACAGTTATTCAACTACCTACCTGGTATAGGTATTGATTACTTGAAGATGTATGTATCTAAAGTTATTGATTTCTTTAAATCTTATAAGATTGAGTTAGCTGGTTTAACTACAGTTTATAATTTCGATAGACGTTATAATCAATACATTAAACCAATTGATGCAATCAAGTATCTATCTAAATTAAGAAATGAAGACTTTGAGTTATTCTATGATGGTTTCAGTAGCTATCTAACCAAGAAGTATGAAATAGATAATATCACTCAAAAAGAATTAGTATATATCTTAAGATACTACTTCAAAAAATATGGCATCAAAGATCATGGTATCTCTACATTAGACCCAACTACAGATGTCCATGATAAATTACACATTTACACAGTACTTAAACGTACTGATGATTTACGTAGACTTATTAAGAAAGAAGTATTAATTTACACTAACTCTTTACGTCTACAACACTATGCTATGTCTGAGACATTTGATCGAATTAGACCTAAAGTTAAAGATAAATATACCGATAACTTTGAATTAATAGATCATGTATACGTATCTCAATACGATAGCAATAGATAACCAAAACATAATAATAAATTTTGAAGATAAAAACTAATTGGAGGTAAATGTAAGATGCCTGATAAACAGTTAAATATTGCAGAATTTAGCCATACTACAGATGGCAGTAATATTACTGCAACACATAACCGCACCAACATCAAAGTCTTTGTTGGTGGTACTGATATCTTATTATTCGAAGGTGAAAACAAAATCATCTTACCTGGAGCAGAATATACTGCTACTCAACATTTTGATATTCCTAGACAATATACTACACCATCTTATAATACAGAAATGAACTTAGAAAACTCTGTATTTGAAACACCATCTACACCAGAAAAAGTTTACTTATTCTGTGTTGGTACTGATGGTTGTGGTCGTGAAAACTCTCAAGTATATGAAGTTAACTATGCTAAATGGTGTGCACCAGAGTATTTGGTTCCATTCCGTTTCCCATTGATTACTGAAGATCTTACTGAAGCTAAGAAAGAAATCTATCATGGTAGTAAAATCGTTGGTAACCGTGTTGCATATTACTTCAAAACATTTGAATCCAAACCAGTTAAAAAGATTCGTTTCGAAGATGGTACCACAGTAGATGCTACTATTTACAATTCCACTAAAGAATCCGAAGTTGAAACTTTCGTAGAAATCAACTTAAAGATTACTGAAGAAGAATGCC